TCAAACGCCGCGCCGTAGCTGCCGCAGCCCTGCACTCACCCACGCCTTGCTGCGGACATCCCTCGCTCGGGGCTTCGTTTCTGCAGGCGGCTTGCGCGGCTCCAGCGCCGCCTTGATCCGCTCGATCTCCTTCGCTCCGGCCTCAGCCAGGCGCCGAGCCTGTTGCTGCTGCTCGCGCGTCGGCGGCAGACCGGGCAGTGGCGGGGGCAACTGGATCGGCGTGCTGTCGGTCAGCCGGGCGACGGCCTCACGCAGAGGCAGCTCGGGATACAGCCTGGCTGCGCACCAGCGCTCGGCGTAGCGCTTCGCCTGTCGGACGTTGGCGGCGCGCGCTTCCTTGGTGTGCCACATCTTCTGGCCCTCCATCCACAGCCGGACGCCAGGACCGCCATCGAGCGTGACGTTCGCCGTTTCCCGGCCGTTGTACCAGAGCGCCCAGCGTTCGCCGGCCTGGACCCAGCCAGAGGGTATCGGGGCGGTGCGGAAACCTTGGTGGCCGTGCGAAGGAAGCATGTCCGGAAGGATACGGCCGGCCGTCGCAAAGGCTGCGACAAGGGATCGTTCACCGGCTGAACCGTTCGGGATCACACCCCGGCCACGGCCGGCCGGACTACTCTGCGGCCATGTGCGGCCGATTCGTCCAGCTCCCCGTGATCGACTTCGGCCAGCCGGGGCTGGCTGACCTTGCCCCCGGCCTGGCCGAGATCCAGCCCAGCTACAACCTGGCGCCGACGCAGCGTGCCTCGGTAATCCTGGACCGTGGCGAAGGCCGGCAGGTGACCCGGCTGGCGTGGGGCCTGCTGCCGTTCTGGGCCAAGACGAAGGGATTGCAGGGGTCGACCATCAACGCACGCATCGAGACGGTGGCCACCAAACCCGCCTTCCGGTCGGCGTTCAAGAAGCGCCGCTGCGTCATCCCCATGGCCGGCTACTACGAGTGGTCGGTGAGCCCCGAGGACGGGAAGAAGGATCCGTGGTTCATCCATGCCAGTTGGCCGCTGCTGGCCGCCGGGCTGTGGGAGGACACCAGCCCCCTTCTACCCGACGGCAACCTGGGCACTTTCACCATCATCACCGGCGACAGCAGCGGCGTCTCGGCCGACATCCACGACCGCATGCCGGTGTGGCTGCAGTCCGGCCAGATCGATGAGTGGATGGCGGCCAGTCCGGAGGACGCCATGGCGATACTTCTGGCCAGCGAGCCTCCGGCGATGGAGGCCTACCGCGTCAGCCGTGCTGTAAACACGCCTCGGAACAACCGCGAGGATCTGCTGCAGCCTGTTGCGTGAGAGGATACGCCCCTCCCCGTCTCAGGGGCTGCGATCAGGCCTTGTGAGCGTTAAGGAACCTCTCCATCTCCGCCAGATCAATCAGCCCTAGGGTTGATTCGTCATGCGCTCCGTTCAGCTCCATCACCTGGATGGACGGAGCCCCAGAAGCGACGACATTGGCATCATCAAGCCTTGCGATGACATCGGTTCTCCCAACCCAGAGCTGTCCAGGAATGCCCGCAAGCGCGGAGGCAAAGATTTGCGGGTTGTGGTTGGCGCCATGGGCCGCATCGCTGTAGGAGCCGCCGTACGCCGCGTTGATCTGCGATCTGAACGCATCGGCTATCGCTGAGTTCATGTTGGTTACTGGGATCACGCCAACCATCGCAGCCACTTTCCCCAGGTTTGCCTTGGCCCAATTGAGCATTGCCAGGCCACCCATCGACTGCCCGACAAGAATCACCTTCCCTTTCTTTACCTGGTTGAAGGTCTGCGTGTAGGCAAATGCCTCGTCCATCCGGGATAGAAGCGTGGAGTTACCCCAAGTAGCGCTTCCCCCCATATCGGCGCTGATGGTGTATAGCCCACACTGGTCAACCACAGTCCTGACTATGGGCCATCGGTAGGGGCTCGCCGTCATCCAGTCCAGCGCGCCGCCAGTAGCCTCCACGCCGTGTACGAGGATGCAGGCATAGCTGCCTCCACAGTATTCGTCTGGCGAGATCACCGCGTCCATCTCCCCAGCATGCACACGGCCAGACCCTGAGGTGATCTTCATACGGTCACCACGTAGATGTAGGGCTTGTCCGATGGATTCCCGAAGACGGTGAACGTGCCTGGGCCCATGTTCAGCCACCACGACAGGTTCACAGTTGTACCCGCTGCCACCCCTGAGAGAAGATACTGCTTCCCCTGCGACCAGAAGTTCGTGATAGCTGCAGAGAAGAACAGCTGTGCTGCGTCCGACCCGTTAACGCGAAGAATCACTGCCGCCAGATTGCTCGAGGTCGATGAGTCATAGAACGCGGTGGTTCCGAAGGAGATAAGCACAGGCCTGTCGGGCATGACAAACGATAGGTTCATTCCGGTGATCGGGGTAATGGTCCCGGTCGGAGTCGTGGAAACAAAGCTGGACGTCAGCTCTACACCGCCTACGAACACCCCGGACTTTTCCGCTACGGCACTGACAACCGGGCGCCGTGGATCGGCATTGTTCACCAGAATGCCAGAGCCAGCTACCACAGCTTGAAGCGACGTGTTGACCTCGCCAACCTGGGCATTCGTGAGGTGGTAGCGCTCGCCGGTTGTACCGCCCTGCAGGCCTGACAGGTTGTTGTGGTCGATAGCTGGAAGCCGGGCGGCAGGGATTTTCCCACTGGCGTCCAGGTCGGCTATCCCATTGGGTTGGCCCTTCTGGGCCGCAATCCGAGCATCGGCGCGCGCGTTGGTGTAGTAGAGGTTGGTTCCCTCGGCAAGGTCGGTCGTTGATGCCGCCTGTGTCCCCGAGACGCGTCCCTTGGCATCCCGTGTGATCTTTACCAGCGCGGCTCCGACGCCGGAATCGGGTAGGTCCGACAGTGAAATGGTCGGCATCCCCGCCGCCGCATTCCCGTTGGCCACGTTGATCTGCTGCGCGGTGCCGGTGATCGTGGCAGGACGCGAGCCGGTCACCCTGCCCTTGCTGTCCTTGCTGATCGCCAGCAGCGTCCCAGCGCCAGAGTCAGGGACATCCTCCAGACCGATAGTCGGGTTACCTGCCTCGCCGTCGGGGTTGGCGATGTCGATGCCAGCCCCCTCCTGCAGCGTTCGCAGCGCCCATTCGCCATCGTTCTTCCTGACGGCGAACCCGGCGCCGATCAGTGCGGCCAGCTTCTGGATGTTGAGCGGGATTTCCTTGATCAGCTTCCAGATGGTCGACGCGATGCTGCCTGGGCCGCCGCTGCCACCGGTGGTCGGGTTGATCACCTGCGCCGCGGTCAGGAGCTGGCCATCGGGTCCACGAAGATTCACCCCAACCTGGGCGCCGTTAGTGGCCTCGGTATCAACCGTGGCGAAGTCACGCGGCTTTTGATGAAGAGGAACGCGGACCTTGGCCATTACCGCCCCAGCGCGCGGATCTCGCCCATGCGGGTGTTGCAGTCCTGCAGGGCGAGCAGGTTGGCGTTGTAGGCGCTGACCACCGCCTCTACCGTGCGCGAGGTCGCCCGTGTAGCTGGGCACGGCTGCGTCAGCCGGTCATCGACCGGTACCAGCTTCTCCACGGTCACATGGACCTTCTCAGGCAGCTTCGGCCGCTCGGGTTGGTGCGCGCAGCCGGCCAGCAGCATGGTGGCGATCAGAGCAAAGGAATGGAATCGCAAAGCTGCATCTCCAGTTGGGACCGGCAAGCCGGCGTGGTCTTGGCGGCCTGCAGCTCCCGCTCGGCCGCGGTGGCCCGGCGCTGCCCCTCGGCCGCTGCCGCTTCAGCCCGGGCCGCAGCAGCAGCGGCTGCCTTGCGTGCCACCTCGGCGGCATCGATCGATGCCTGGGTCTGCCGGTTGACTTCCTGCAGCAGCTGGCCGGCGGCGTTGGCCGCGCGCAGGTTCTCGGCCGCCTCCGCGCGCGCGCCATCGAGCTGGCGCTGCATCGATTCGATCTGTTCGCGGTCAGCAGCAGCCTGCCGGTCCGTGCCCCGCTGGCAGCCGGCCACATACAGGCCACCGGCCAGCAGACACCACAAGCCAAGGCGAATCAGCTTCGCGTAGGGTGCTAGAGGGTCAGGAATCAGCACGGCGGCTGCTCCTCGGCTTCTGCTTGAAACTGGTGGCCACAGGGACCAAGAAGGCGCCGCCAACGGCCAGGCCGCCCAGCACGATCAGGCCCCACTCGGGGAACAGGTTCTGTGCGCGCTCCGGCATCAGCGCATAGGAGCCAAGGGCAGCAGCCGCAGCTGCCGCAACAGTGGCCAGCCAAGTGCTGGCCCGACCGGCAACCCCTCGCCAGTTGAATCGGTCCTTCACTTCAGCCCCCTGAGCTGCTTCAGCTCTTTGATGTCCTGCTTGTTCTGCTCGACCTGCACGGCCTGCTTGGCCAGCTCGAGCTTCAGCGCCGGCACGTCGGCCAGCTGCGTGTTGAAGGTCTGCAGCTGCTGCTGCACTGTCGCCATCTGCTGGTTCGTGACCTGCTGCTGCGTCAGCACGGCCTGCATGGAGCTGATCAGCCAGTAGCCGCCGGCGATCATGAAGCTGGCGAAGGCGCCGACGATCCATTTCTCGACCGGGCCGAGCAAAATGCGGGTGCCGCCGTCCTGGCTCGGCTGGGCTTCCATGCTCATGCGCTCCCGCCCACTTTGCCGCCGGCCTTCTGGTAGACCGCGCGCAGCTTCTCCAGGCTCTGCTCGTGCTGGCCGTAGCCGGCGCCCGGCAGGCTGGCCCATTCCTTCGAGCACAGGGCCACCGCCCGGTCGAACTGGCCGGCCTTGACCGCCTCCAGCGCCTTACGGCCCCGGATTAGCTCGATGCAGGCCTTGTCCTGGCTCAGCGGACCGAAGTTCGGCAGGCCCAGCTGCTTCTGCAGGACGCCCCATGTGCGGGACAGGAACTGGTACCGGCCGGCCGCGGTGGACGCCAGCTTCGGGTTCAGCCGGACCAGCTTGGCCGGGTGCTTGCTGAGGTCGGTGAACAGGCCGCCTCCGACCAGCACGTCATACCCGTTCTGCTTTGTGGGCTGGCGCCCGTTATCGGTCCCTTCGGACCAGGCCAGCATGTCCAAGAACGCCACGACGTTCTGCCCGCCGGCCTCCTGTGCTGTGATGCGCGCCATACAGCCGCCCCCGTGTGTGATGGGGCCATGCTGCCGGGGCTGGCGGGGGCTTCAACGGACATGGCTATGCGTAGAATCCGGTAGGCCTCGGATCGGCCGCGGCCCAAACCAGAAGGATTGAGCGCATGGCATACAACCTGTTCATCGCATACGACCTGATGCAGCCAGGACAGCACTACGACAGCGTCAGGGACGCCATCAAATCGCTAGGGCAATGGCACCAGTTCCAGTACTCACTCTTCTACGTGAATACCCTGTATCCCCCGGACGCTGCCTACGATGTTGTCCTCGCTGCGATGGACCCCAACGACCGCCTTGCGGTCATTGATGCCCAAGCCGGCATCGTGACAACCTGGGACCGGCCGCCGATCGATGCGATCAACGCGATCTGGCATAGCCGATAGCGGGAATTGATCAGGCGAGGGGCCGCCAATCTGCTCGAAATGGCCCATTTTGCTCTCCATGCTCCGGAACTCCGGAGCGTGGAACCACCCTACCCCCGCGCCGGGCGGCTTCAACGGAGGGTGATACGCTTCGCGCTGGGCCCTGGATTGGCCGGGGCTACCAAGGAGAAGGATGTGGCTGATAAGCAGGAACGGCTGACTACCGCACAGATTTCAATGGCTGAAGATATCTTCAAATCGGCCGTTGCCAAGGCGCTCGCTCAGCGAGATGGCAGTTTCGACTACGGCTCGCTCGCCGAAGAGGCGTTTAAGGCCGCGCGAGCATATTCCGCAGTTGAAAAGGCTCTCCGCCCTACATTTAACCTCGGCGGCGCCCTTTGATTTCCACCGGCCGCCCCCCGCGGCCGGTGCTACCATCTGCCCATAAGCCGAGGGCGGCTAGGCCGAACATGAACAGGTGAGTGATGAGCGACGAAGTCCAAGGATGGCGAACGCGGCTGGACCGGGAAGCGCAACGGCGGATCCTTGAACGCTTGGCCGAGGACTACCCAGAGACTGTGCCCGCAGATTTCCTCTACGAGCACATTGAACCGCAGAAGCTGACCGCAAATGTCTCCTACCTGCAGGAACATGGACTCATTGAGGCCAACTACTACGGCTCAAAGTCGATGGGTAACCCGGTGCTGACCGCCGCCATTACCCACAAGGGGATGGACTTCCTTCTTGGCGACGGCGGCCTCACCGCGATATTGGGCGTCGTCACCATCAGAATCCACGAGGACTCGATCAAGGATCTGATCTCTCAGAAGGTCATGGCCTCTGATCTGCCTGCTGCCGATAAGAAGCAATACCTCGATCAGCTTCGAGAGCTGCCTGGCGAAGCCACCAAACACCTTGCGCTGAAGATGGTTGATGCGGGCCTAGAGAACTGGCATCGAGCACTTCCACTGCTGAAAAGCATTCTGGCTTGGACTCGAGACGTCGGAACTTGACGTAGGTGTCCTTGTTGAGCTTCACCAGGAACTCGTCCTCTTGGATGTGTGCGCCGTCGAAGTACATGCCTTTAGGGGCCAGGACGATGGCCTCGACATTCAAACGTTGCATACGCTTCACCGTAGTTGATTGATCCGAGCCACCACACTGCCACCCCGCCGTGATGCTTCAACGGCGAAACGAGACACAGCCATGACCGACGATCGATTCAAGGGATTTGCAATCGCGCTGGTGACCATTGCAGCTACTGCCGCGCCTGCAGTAGCTACCGCTCAATCTGAGGTAGAGCTATGGCGCGACGGCTTCAAACCTGCCTGGGAATCAGGCTATGAAACCATCGATGGTTGTGAGTACGAGAAGCTGATCAAGCTTTCCGATGGCTACTTCTTCGAATGCAGCGAATACAACTACCTGTATCACTATGGTGCCGTTCGAGTGATGAGCAAACCTGTCCGGTATGCCGGCTCAATTGTAGAGGTCAGCTATCTGTGCATGGAGGGCGAGGACGAGTGCCTTGAAGGCCGCCTCGTTCGGATGCGATGAGTATGGATAAGGATGTCGCATCCCTACCGGCTCCCATGACCGTTGGGCGGTATGTGCGAGATAACTTCAAGGACACGGTCCGTAAGTACATTTCCTGGGCATCCCTTAGCATCCCTGTGTCCGGAATTTCAGCCCTCCGCAGGGAGGGCTTTGAGTGGTGGCGGCTCGGCGTGATACCGCTTGCCTGGGTCATGGCATGCGCCGGCACCTGCATCCTCGTTGCAGCGATATTGGCTATGGCCGGAGCTTGGAAAATTCACGTCAGGAAAGATCCAACAGCGCCGCTAGCTGTGCTCATGGTCGCAGTTGTCCTTGTCTCCGTCCTGGTGGTAACTCTTTACTGATCAGGCGGCGCGCTCTCCCTGCGACCGCCTACGATTTCCAGCTCCAATGGCTCGTCGCTGCCCACAGTGCCTGTAGCCGCCAGATAGGCAGCCAAGTCATTGGCCTTGCGCGACCCAGGAGGGAGCCTTGAAAGCTCGATCAGCGCCTTGCGCCCGTTGGAGTCGACCATCATGCGAGCCACCTTGTTGAACCCGGCAATCGGCGCTGCGGTGCCTGCGGCGGCCCGTAGACTGGCGTTCTTGAAGGCGTCGATAAACCCGTTCGAAGCCTGCATGACCTCGTTGTAGGGTCCGGTCCCGCTGAAGTTCCTGCCAAAGCTGTCGCCCATGCGACGAGCAGCCTCCATCGCGTCGCGGATCTCGGCCATCTCGCCTGGGTTAAAGATCTGCTGCAGCCGCTCGGTCTTTTGAGGGTTGTCGCCGCCGATCGCGCGAATGAAGCCTCCGGCGTTGAACGGTACATGGTTCGCACCAGCCGATGCAGGAGCAGTCTGGGCCGCCCCGAGAGCGTCCTCCACAATCATCCGCTTGTACTGACCCCACACCTCTGGTTCGTTCTTCTCCATGAAGTACCGGACCTGGGCAAGTTCGGAAGGCTTCATCGCGTCGATACGCTGCACCACAGTTTCCGGCGGAAGCGAGTAGCTCGTGAAGCCGTCCACGTCGATTCTGTCGCCCAGAAGGCGGCGGAGCGGGCTCTGCTCGATCTTCCGCAGCAGGTCAGTGTGGTTCCGGTACTCATCATTGGCGGCTTTGAGCATCTCGCTCGGCCGCATGACGCTTGTGCCGGCTGGGACCATGCCGTTCTGACCGAAACCTGCAGCTTCGTCCAGTCTCTGCCCGGCCGCTTCGATGTCGTCGCTGATCGCGGCATACATCCGCTTGGCAAAGATCTTGTTGACGTTTCGGTCTACGTTGCTGAGCAGGTTTGCCTGGCCGCGCGCCGCTGCACCGTAGGAGCTACGCGACTTGCGGGCCGAATCAAGGCTGAATCCGTCCTTGGCTCCCAGCTCGTCCAGCATTCGCTGAGCCTGCATTCGAACACGTCGAGCGTCCGCACCGAGAACGTCGGTGTTCTCGCCGATGATGTCCTGCAGAACCTGGCGCGTCTTGGCGTAGTCCACCACCGGCGTGTCGCCAACCATACGACGGATCGCACCGTACTGCTGCTTGGCCACCTCCTCCCGGCGATCGACAACACCTTTCACCGCCTTGTCGACAGACTCCTGGACCCGCTGGCCAATCCCTTGGGCCGATGCACTATCCGGCGAGACCCGGTCCATGATCCGATTGATGTTGGCGATGGCCTGGTTTGCGATCTTCTCGTCCGCCTCGAACGCGGTGTCTGCCGAGAAGACGCTCTGACGAGCCATGTTTTCCATAGCCGTCTGGGACTTGCTCCCGCTGACCATGCCCGGGGTCAGATCGATGCCGGTCCGCTGTGCGAGAGCCTCACCCTGCGCAGCGAAGGGCTTAGCATTGGCGCGGTCATTGAAGTAGTTGAGCACGCGCGCCGTCACGTTCTGCGGCAGGACGTTCTCGCCAAGGGTCATGGCGCCGCGGCCCAAGGCCGAAAGGCCGCCCCCCAAGACGCCGCCAAGAACGGTGTTGTCCAGACGTTCGCCCTCCTTAGCAACGGGCTGAACCGCTCCTTGCAGAGACCCACCAAGTGCGGCCTGACCTACCGCCTTGGTCACTCCCGCACCGCGTGCGGCCACGCCCACAGGCAGAAGAGGTGCGGTGAACACCGCATCACCAATCAGGCCGCCGGCTTTGCCGCCCCACGAGTCGGTCAGATCTTGTGTCGCTCTACGCTCCTGATTCGTGTCGTCCCGCAGTTCCTTGGAGAGGTCACCGAAATAGCCGGCAGCGCTGCGGCGGGCATCGCCAAGGGTTTTGCCACCGAAGTCGCCAAGCACATCCGCAGAACCTTGGCTTAGACCTGCAACGGAGTCGATGTAGGCCTGCTTGGCGCCTTGAACCAAGTTGGGCAGCGACCGGCCCAGGCCAGTCACGAAGTTGTCGAAGAAGCTCCGGTCCTCCACCTCCTTTTTCTGCGCTGCAGCCAGCGCATCGCGCTCCGCCTGCCACCCTGCTTCGGTCAGGCGCCCATCGGCGTGGCGCAGCGGACTATCACCAAGAGTGGACGGCGCAGCCGCTCCATCGAACTGATCGAAGAAGTTGCCGCCATCAGCCTGCGGGGCGTACTGCTGATCCTGGTCGCGATGGAGGCTCTGCGCATAGGCCGTGGCGTTGTCGGGTGTATCGAAGATCCCGAGGTTCCGGCCGGTCCGCTGGTACTGAGCAATCGCGTCGTCGTCGCTGAGGATTCGGCCATCATCCGACACCGTCGGGATCAGTACTTCCTGGCCATCGAAATTGGCCGAGATCGAGCGCACGGTCGAGATCGAGCCGTCCGGGTTGCGCACTACAGGACGGTTGCTCAGGTCGATGTTTCCAGGCTGCAGCTGGCCGCGAGCCAGCTTGGGGGCGGCTGACTGGGCTGGCCGGTCAAACTGGTCGAAGAAGTTGTCCATGTTCAGCGGCCCAGGTAGGAGGCAGAGGCGCCGGCGCCGTACTTGGCATCGAACTGGCGAGCCAGGTCGGGGTTTGCACGCAGGGCCTGAACAGCGGCAGCCGGTGGCCCAGGTGGCGGCAAGCCAGGCGAAGTCGAGCCAAGAGCGGGGCGATCACCAAGCGTCGAGCCCTGCAGCCTTGATGCTCCACGCGGCGCAGGAATGGCCGATTGCGCAGCGCGTCCAGCACCGATACGCGCGGCCTCCACGATGTTGTCCAAACGGGCCTGCTTATCAGCCACCGTGTCCTCGCTGTCGCCCAGCTGCGGGAAATAGCTCTTCCGGTAGCCTTCAAGCTGCTCCTTCGTGTAGGCGGCGCCGGTCCCCAAGGTCAGAGCGGCGTCGAGCATATCCAGTTGCGCCGCTTCGACGCGCTGACGCTCGCTCGAGTTCACAAGGTTTCGAGCGTACTCTCCAGACAACGGAATGCGCCCCGCAATACTGGCCAAAATGCCCGGCTTCGCGGCGCTCTCGTTCTCTCCGATTGCCTTGTTCATCTGCCCGAGCGAGTTCTCCAGACGGCTCAAAAGCGTTGCCGACTTACGCTCTCCCTCCGTCGGGGTCCCCAAGGTGCTGTTCGCCGGGTCGGCGGGACCGCCCGGGATGAACTCCAAGCCACCGTCAGCACGCCAGCGATAACCGCTAGGAGCCTTCATTCCTCGGGGGCTGCCGAGAGTATCTGCTGCGCCTTGTGCCATTTCCTGCCGGGTCTTTGCGGCTGAGGCTCGCGAATTGTCGGCACTGGCGTAGCTGGCCGCAGCAGACGCGCGACGCTGCCCGATCGCGGCCTCGCCAAGAGGCGTCACATTGACCGTCTGGGACGACGAGCCCAAGGGGCTGTACGCTACCCCGTCAGAAATCTTCGTCGTTTCGACTGGCCCATTGGCGATGCCGAAGAGCTCCGAATTGGGGTTGAGCGGGTCTCCCAGAACAGCCTTGTCCCTTGCCGCTTGGCGCATGGCAAACTCTTGGGTCTGGCCCAGCATCCCCAAGTCCACCTTGTCGTTCGAGGTGAGGCCGTACGCGGCCAGCTGGTTCAGCGCATCAACATCGCCCGCCCGTGCACGCCCGATGAGGTCGGCCGTCAGCCCCTGCCGCGAGGCCACGTTCTGGTCGCCCATGATCCGTGCGTTTCGGGCCTGCCTGGCCTGCTCCAGCGCCAGAGCGTGCTTGTACTCCAGCCCCAACTGATCGTTGTAGGCCGCCCGGCCGTTCCCGAACAGTGCATCGCCGAGTGCCGCGCCTGCGCGCATGTATCCGTTCGCCATGTCAGTACCCCAGTACGCTGCCGCGGGGAATGCCGTAGCCGTAGCGCGGACGTGCGCCGGGCATCTCGTAGAGGGCATCCGTGTTGTTGCCGAAGCTGGCCATCGCATTCGGGGCCGCCGCCGCCCCAGCACCACCACCGGCCATCGCTCCACCCGCAGCCATCAGGCCGCCGGACAGCAGGTCTATGCCCGGCCGGCGGCGGATGTTCCGCAGGCGCATCTGGTCGATGAAGCTCTGCCCTGCCGCCTCGCGAGAGAGGCCATCGATGTCCGTAGCCAACCGGCCGTAGTCGAAAGCCTCATCCTGACGCTGCAGCCGAGGCGCTTCAATGCGAGCCATCAGGTCCGCCGTGCGAGCGGCTGCGGAATCGGACCCGGCGCGTGCTGCGGTGCTGTCGGCTTGGAACGCTTGGCCACCGATTGGCGACTCGAGACCCGCGACGGCCTGCTTGCGGCTGCGCTGCAGCTGCTGGGTGAACTGCGACAGCGCCTGAGCCCGCTCGTCCGCAGAGTTGCTGGCCTCCGTCTTGGCGATCTGATCGTTGACCTTGGTGTCCGCCTCCTGCTGGCGACGCGACTGGTTGAGCAGGCTCTGGGCCGTGGCCTGGTCCTGTTTGCGCGCAACACGGTCAGTCTCGGCCTGCTGCATTGCAGTGCCGGCGACAGCCAAGGCGATTGGAATGAACTGACCCATGCTTATCCTCCGTAGCCGCCGTAGCCGCCGCCGTACAAGTTGACCTGCGAAATACGGGTCGCCTCACGCCTGTTGGCCTCGTCCCTGCGCTGCTTGATGAACGCTCCGATGCCGCCGAACTGGTCGGCCAGATCCTCGCCGAACGCAGTGGAACGAGCCGCTTCCAAATTGGACCGCAGACCGGCTGCCGCTTGCTGAGCCCCGGTATTGGCGTCGAGCCCGGACGTGGCCAACTGGATCAGTCGTGCCCGCTGATCCTGGTCGGCTGCTTCCAACTGAGCGCCTGCGCCCTGAGCGCGGCTCTCGACCGTCAGCGCACCGCGGTTGTAGTCGTCGCTCATGCGACGGTTCTGGTCGACAGCGACGCTGCCGCCGGACAGGCCACCGCGCGCCAGGGAGAACTTCAGTTCGCGCGCCGCATCCGTGTTCTGCCGGTTCAGATCGTCCATCAGCTTGGTCCGCGTGGCCGATACGAAGTCAGCGATATCCCGTGCACGCCGCGGATTGTCGAACACCTGGTTGATGCGGCCCTGAGCCTCGCGGATCCGCTCCTGGCGCTCCATCTCCATGCGCGCAGCCACGTCCGCAGCCGACTCACCCTGTTTGGCCGTCTTGGTCAGGCCCAGGGGATCGAGGAACTTGCTGGCCCCGGACTTCTGGATCAGGCCCGTCGGGTCAGCCCAATTGCCCTTGCCGATATTGCCGCCGCCGGCCATTAGGCAGCCTCCTTGGTACGTGCGAACAGGACCGCATCAGCGCCGTTGGCGCAGTAGCAGCTCAGGGTGGCTTCACGGCGGTAGCCCAGCGAACGCTCGTACCACTCGAACGTCTTGTCGCGGCCGGCAAGGCCGTACAGCTGCAGGCGGTGAACATTCGGCTCGGCGAGCATCCTGTCGTTGAGCTTGCGGGTGATCTTGGTGATGGCGCGCCAATACTTCTCCCAGCCAGCCATCGTGCCCAGCTGCCAGCCCTCCCAGACACCGGGCCGGACCTGCCAGAAGCCGCCGGCCACCACCGGCACGCCGTCGGCCAGCAGGACGAACTTCGGGCCGGGTACGGCGGCCATCTTCAGGATCGCCTGCTGCGGGTCGTACTCGGGCGCGCCCGTCATGGCCAGATCCTGAGCGATCTCGTCCGGACGCATGTTCCTCGCCAGGTAGGCCAGATCCTCGATCAGGACTTCGCTGGAGGCGGTGACAGTCATGGGCCGTTTGCCAGATCGAAGAAGCTCAGCGACGCCTGCGTCAGCGCCCACTTCTTGCCCGGCGCGAAGTCCACGCGCAGGCTGAAGGTCGGAGCCGACAGCGGGAACGGGATGACGCCGCCGGGCAGCGTGTCGGGATCGACGGTGTAGGGGTCGGTGAACGCAGCCGTGTTCCGCTGGTCGTAGCCGATGCTGACGCTGGGCGTGCCCTGGCTCACGATGTCGAAACCCTCCATCATCTTGGTGACGCCCGGCGTCCCGAAGTCCAACCACGGCCACCAGACCGTGCCGCCGAAGGGGATCGTCTGGCCGCCAACGTCGTCGCCAAGGGCAAAGTCGCTGACCGCGCTGATTTCGTCCCCATGCCGGATGTAGAGATCATTCCCCAGCTGGGCGAAGGCATCCACGGAGAACGGGAACAGGTAGCGGCTCCACGCGCCCTGCTTGCCTGAGCGCATCGTGTAGACGAAGACGGTCGACTCCATCACGCACCTCCGAAGCCGAACTGCAGCCGGCCGCCGGTGGACATGCACAGCGTGGCCAGGCCGCCGCAGGGCGGATTGGCGGTCAGCAGGTACTCGGTAAGGTAGCGGTCGCGCTGCTGCCGGTAGTACAGCGAGCCCGCGCGCAGGTAGGCCAGGATCACATCGGAGCTGGCCGTCTGGCCGCGGCGCTTGTCGTCCAGCGTCACGCGCGGGTTGACCGCCCCGAGGATGCTGGTGAAGACCATGCCCGGCACCGTGCCGTCGAACCACCAGAGCCACGCCTGACCACCTTGCGTGAAGGCAATGACCGGCTGCATGTTCTGGTCGAACGCCAGCGCAACCTCGGTGATGCCAGGCCGGATGAAGGCCGGTTGCTCGTTGCCGCCGTCCGGTCCCAGATACACCACGTCCTCATCCACACGCACGCGCCACAGCTGGTACTGCAGGCCAGCTGAGGTGTCGTTGATCGCACGGCCGCCCATCTCGTAGTCGATGAGCGGCTGCAGCGTCGAGTTCACCCGCTCAGAGAACGGGGCCGGCTGCGGTGTGCTGGAGAGGCCGCCGGTCGGGATCATGGCGTGTAGCGGCCCCAGCTCATGCGGATGGTGAACGTCGCCTTGAAGGAAGCGGTCTTGGGTAGCTTCGGCGACAGGCCCCATGCCCAGACGCCGAACGTGCGCGCTTCAAAGTTCGCTGACCCAGCCGTGGCAAAGAAGCAGCCGACCCCGCCGGCGACATTAGCGTCGTTAAGATCACAGTCGAACCTGAACGAGCGCTGATAGCTTCCGTTCGTGTACGCCAATGCGGTGATGATTCCAGATGCGACTGGGCTTGATATGGCACTGCCTTGAGCCGGCAGTGCCGCTGCGACAGCAGGACCACGAGCAGGATCCCCTGCCACCGAGTAAGGGATGACCCCACGCCCAAGGTATGCCGCCCAGTACACGTCGTAAGAAACTGGGATCAGCGGCCTTGCTGTCCAGTTGTAGGTTGTGCCCGAGATGTCGACAGTGCCAGTGGCGTCCGTCAGCACGGGATACAGTCGAAGCTCATAGGTCACATCAAGCGTCTCGTCCGACAACACGGTAATCGTGGTCGGGCTACCGCCAGAATCCAGAATCAGGGCGCGACTGAACAATGCACCAGCATTCGTCGGCGAAACTCCAACCTCGGCCAGCGTCCCTGCAGCTGCACCATTTGCAAACCGAAGGGTTCGGCGCCTCCAAGCATAGAACGCTGCCGAACGATCAACACCGTAGGTAAGGGCCTGCTCGCTGGACGTGACCGCGACCTGTGAAACCAGTGCCGTATCGGTCACGGCGGGAGCAGTGTTCCCCGATCCCACGCGGCAGAACGTGAACACGTCGGTGGAGCCAGTGGTCCCGAGCAGGTCCAGGCCGGCGTTGGTGATCAGGTTCGGGAACCAGTCGGCGGCGACGCGGCGGCTGCCGGGGATCTCCTGGCCATCCTCGTCCGTGCGGAACGCTTCGATCTTGAACCAACCGGCGAAACCGCTGCTGGCGTTGAGAGTGTTGCTGCTCATGTGAGCGTGCCTCCTACGACACTGGAAGACAGCCCGATGCCCTCGGGCGCCATATTGGAAACGATCAGCTTCTGGAGCAGCGTGCCGGCCACCACCCCGCTGGAAAGGCTCATGGATTCGGCCGGAATCACATAGCTTCGGAGGATATTTCGCAGCGTTCCGGCTTCAACGGCGGAGGCCAGCGAAACCCTGTCGTCCAGGGAGTAGTTCTGCAGGATCGGGCGCAGGGTGCCGGCCGTAGCCACCGACGACAGCGCGAAGGCATCGGCCGGGACGGTGTACTCGTGGTAGACATCACGGAACGTGGCCGCTTCCACCACCGAGCCCAGCGAGATCGAATCCGCTGGGATCTCCACCGGGTACAGTCGCGTGGTCAGGTACTTGAAGAAGCCATCCGCACCGGTGCGGGTCTCGACCTTCTCCGCCACGTCGCCGAGCGAATCCGTGGCACGAACCGTCCACTCGGCATCGCCACCGCGCGCCATCTCTCCGGTGACGTGGCCACTGGCGTCCATGGCCAGGCCATCGGGCAGCGCGCCGGCGGAGATCTCCACGCTGTAGGGCGGCAGGCCACCGGCGATCACGTAGCTGTAGTCGACCGTGTCGCCACATGCGGCCTTGGGCAGCGATCCGTAGACGCCCAGCACCGGCGGCGGGTAGTTCGGGAACGCCAGCAGGTACTGGCCAGCGCCCGGGTAGTAGGTGGCCAGCGGCGGCGTGTTGTTGCGGTCTGCATACAGCATGGCCTGCTGCACGAGGAGGTCGATGGGCGCTCCAACATCGCCCGCAGCCAAGTTCTCTGCGGCATTGGCGATGCCCACCGAGCGGACGCCCAGCGCGGCCAGGTAGAACAGATCGTTGGCCACAGGGACCGCTGTGCGTTGCCAGGTTGACCCGATCCCATCCATCTGGTCGAGAATCGACATCGCCGCAGGATCCGGGTCCACCTGCCAGTTCTGGAAGCTGCTGGCGTTCAGCGCGACCAGGTTCGCGCGGTACTGCTGCAGCACCGCCATGTTGTTCGCGTTCGCTTGCTGCAGTCCTGTAGCCAGGTAGCCGGCATCATCCGGAGTCGACCAGTCGAGCGGGTTGGCCGTGGCGCTGAACCGCACGATGTCCTTGTCGGCGGCGAACACCTTACTCGCAACGATGGCCACGACCTTGGACTGCGGGCACTTCTCGTCGGTCACCCGGCGCGAGACGGCGCGCCAGTTGATGGTCCCGTCCTTCACCATGGCGCCGATGTCGGTCGGCCACACCGGCTCAACAGCACCGCTCACATACCGCGGCGAGGCCGTCCAGGTAACGCGGCTCGTCGTGACCGCCTCCCAGATCACCTCGTTGTCGATCACCTGCTGGCCGAGGATGCCCGGCCATGCCGGCTCACTGCTGCCCGACGTGCCAGATTCGGTCTGGACCGCCTTGTAGACCAGGCCTTCCGGCAGCCCAGCGGTCGCACCGCTCACCGCGAGGTTGTCGCCCCAGATCGGGCTGTTGTGATCGGCCACCGAAGTGAGGTGGATCGCGGCCTTGGCATAGGCAGCCGACGCAGGCGCAGTGCTGGTCACCTTCGACTGGTGCCACGCACCGCCCGAACCGCTGTCCACGACGTTGCCCTTGTCGGTCTGCAACAGCGTGTTCAGCGAGTCATACCAGCGCACCTCGGTCCAGCCGGCAGTCTTGCCAGCGGACGAGGCGCCCTGATTGATCATCGAGGTTGCAACCAGCTGGCCGCCAACCGGGACGACCAGCATCGTGTTGTTGATGCCCAGTCCGTCCGGCTTGTTGCCGGGCAGGATCATGGAAGGACCGCCGCCACCGTAGCCGCCTGACGGGCTATAGGCGCCATCACCGCTGAAGGTCCAGCCCGTGTTGCCGGCCGAGAAGTCGCCGTTGGCGACCTGCGGGTTGTTCGGCGCCGGCTGAGTGATCGGCTGGACCAGATCACCCGGCAGGTACAGGGTGCCGGGCTGCCAAACAGGAGCGGCCATTACTGGGCCTCCTGGTTGTTCATGTTGCGCCACGGGCTGTTGCCACCGCTGCTCCCGTATCGATCGGTCACATCAGGCGGCAGCTGGTTCCCGGACTGTTCGCCGGCAATGGGAGTCGGGTTGGCCACGTCGCTGTCTTCGAACACCGTCGCACCCGGCGAGGTGGGCCACGACGGCTCAGTGGCACCCGAACGCGGCGCCGGGCCGAAGGTATCGGTGACCGTGTAGTAATAGCCGTTGTCGGTGCTCGGCACGACCTTGTCGCCAAGCGCGCGCGCCACGTTGCGCACCCACACCTGGAACTGCTCGGTTCCGCTGTCCAGCTGGTAGGCGATGCCGTTGGGCGATGTGGGCGTCACCAACGACCCAGGCAGGTAGATTTTGCCGGGCTCCCACGTTGTGCCGCGCTGCAGCCAGTAGTGGAAGACATCGCCATTGACGAACTCGGGCACCACGTACAGATAGCCGAGGAATGGCCCGGCGAAGTGGATTTCCTTGATGGGCAGGTCCGGCGTGTTCGGATGCTTCAGCACCTCGCACTCGACCACCGGCGTGCTGGCCGCGATGGTCTGCGGCTCGTGGCTGAAGACGATCAGCTTGCCGTCGTAGGCGCACAGGCCCTTGGTGGCGCCGGTCGGCAGCGTGTTCTTGTTCTTGGTGCCAGGCCGGGACCGCGGCACGCCGTCCTGGTCTACATAGCCGTTGACCAGGTCGTAGAGCGTGTTGGGATCTGCCCCGCCCTTCGTCCTGAGCCGGTTGATGCCGCCCTTGGAGGCGTTGAGGGTGACGATGCGGCCACTCACTGGAACGGCACCTCTGGCCGCGGCGGAACATACACGCCCTCACCTACCGGTGGGCCCGGGATGTACCGGGCTGTCGCATGGGTGCCGGCCACCAGATTGGCGATCATCACCTCCAACTGCTGGATGTAGGCCTGCGCATCCGCCTGCCGGTAGTGCGCCTTGCCATTGGCCAGCGCCAGCAGGAACACGATTTCGCTGTCGATGGTGGTTTTGTCCGCGTCCTCGGTGAACCGATTGAGGTCGAACTTGCCCTTGATCACCAGATTGCCCAGCGTCTCGTCCGGCGCCGGCCAGATCTCAATGCAGTTGCGGAACTCGTAGCGCTGCGGGAGGCCCGTCAGCTCGCTGGTGGTGTAGCTGCGTGGATTGATGCCCTCGTGCATCTCCGACCAGACGCCATCGCGCTCTCGGCCGACCCACGTCACCTTGCGCGGGTCCAGCGTTGCCGGGCACGACTGCGGCGCGTTCTTCTCGTCGTTGTCCGGGTAGTCGTACAGGCGCTGCCCCGCAACCAACGGCCAGGAGAACCAGCGTTCGTTGCGGAACTCACCGGTGGGGCGGCGGAACAGCGCCACCTGCGCGCTCTGCAGGAACTCGTTGAGCAGCTCTTTCATGCCCGGCGGCGGGTTGTTCGCCTGCGCGGCGAAGCCCAGCCGGATCATCAGCCGTTTGCGCAGCGTTGCCAGCGTGGCATTGCCATCGGTACTGGAGCAGGCGCACTGGATGCCGTCGGTGATGCTCATGGGAGCCCTCTTGTGTAGACGGGCCGGGTTTCCCCAGCCCGTCGGGTTACAGCGTGGTGCTGGCGATCAGCCGCCCAGGGTGCCGGCGCCGGCCTCGGCCTTCTTGGCGTCGTCCAGCAGCTGCTGCAGGGTTTCGCGCGAGGCGTTGCCCTTAAACGGGATGCCGCGTTCGGTCAGCTCAGCCTTCAGCTCGGCTGCAGTCAGCTCAGGCTCACCGCCAGCGCCGGCCTCGGCCTTCTGACCCGGACGTTCCGGGCGACGGCTGTTGATGACGGCCTCCGACGGACGGACGTAAGTGTCATGGCCCAGTTCCATGTCCAGCTCGCGGGCGATGTCGCTGGCGCCGCGCGGGAATGCCATGTCGATGGCCGGCTGGAACCGCTCGCCGTACTTGCTGCGCAGGCGCTGGAACTCGCCTTCAGCGTTGTCCGGAAGCTCCAGTGCGTGGAAATCCGCGTCCACTACCTTCACGTTCTCGCGGCCATGAATGGCTTCGAGAATCGGCACCTCGTGCTTGAACACTTCGGCCGCGATAGTGGTTTCCATGCCGCGCCTTACAGCGACCAGCTGGACGGTGGCGATGATGCTGTTGCTCATGTTTCCTCCAGGAGTGGAGATGGCGACCATCGCTGGCCGCCATCTTGGTCAGTCGCCCAGGGCGTAGACGGTGCCGGCGGCCGAAAGCTTGATGTACGGCGGCAGGTTGGCCACGTTGGTGAAGCTCAGCGTGGTCAGCGTCGCCAGGGTGGTAAACGTGCCGGTGGCGGTGTCCGAGCCCTGCAGAGTGGCGTCAGCACCGGCCAGGTTGGCGAACACGGCGCTGCCGCCGCGAAGGAACGGGCTGTTGCCGATCTTGAATGCGGTGTTCGTGATGGCTTGGGACTTCATGGATGACTCCTTGAATGCCGGAGAAGGCCCCGGCCTAAGCCGGGGCGCTCGTGGATCAGGCGATGGACAGGACGGCGTGCGCGTTGCGCTTGCTGACGGTCAGGCCGTACTTGTTGGTCTGCGCGTAGTAGGTGACGTAACGGTCCGGCAGCTTTTCCGGCTTGCGCTTCTTCATCCAGTTGCCCTTCACCGGGCGGAACTTCAGGAAGTTCTCGTTGATGAAGTAGCAGCGCTTGGTCCACGGGTAGGTGATCGTGCCGAGCTTGGCGTCCAGCAGCTCGAAGGTCGGATCCCAGACCAGCTCGATGCCCTTGAAGAACACGCCGCTGATGGACGCGTCCAGGCCCGTGCCGCCCTTCGGCCCGATGATGATCTGGCGGTTGACCTCCAGCTTTGCCTCCTTGCGGTAGGCGTCGATGAAGGCTTGGCCACAGCGGATCGCGGTCGGCAGACCGCCGCCGTAGCGCATGCAGGCCTCCCACATCTTCTCCATCTCGGCCACCAGCGAACCAGAGGCGATCGCCATGTCGGCGTTGTTCCGCCACCATGTTGCGGTCGACGCATCCCAGCCACCCACAACGTCGGCGGTGCCCGGCACGGTGTTGATGATGTGGTCCAGACCCGGGACGGCCTTGGAGCTCTGGGTGCCGTTCTGCAGGGTTTCGAGTGCCAGACCTTCCTGGATCGAGGACTTCACGGCGTAGTAGCTGGTCTTCATCAGGTTGACCAGCTGCTCCTTCTCGCTCGACGTCGGAACGGCCACGCCCTCGTCATCGATCTGGATGCCGTTGGCGATCAGGCGGTCCTCATCGAACCAGAAGCCCTCGTGGTTCGAGTAGTACTGGAACTTGGCGAAGCGGTTCGGGTCACGCTCGTTGTAGGTGACCTGGTCGGCGCCCTGGTAGTTCTGGTAGTTGCTGTCGTTGGAGATGTACAGCTTCTCGTTGTAGATGCCGTTGCCGAAAACTGACTCTTCCTTGCCCTTGACCAGCAGGTCCAGGGTGCGGTGTGCCACATTGATCTGGTCAACGGGCTCGTTCTTGGCGTAGGTCTCCAACGTGTAGTTGGTGCCGATCAGGAGCTGAGCCTGGGTAAAGGCCATGGTGATGTCCTCGAAGGGGAATGGGTTGTCGCTTTCCATCCACGTTCGAGGGGGGCGAGGCCTCCTACTGCCCTACCGGGCGCGACTCCGGCGTACTGCATGCGTGGCGCGGTTGTCAGCCGCAGGGCCAGATTGCCCGTGTTGCGGGATGCGTCAACGGACACAAGAAACCCCGCCGGAGCGGGGTCTTGTGAGGGTCGACTATGAGTCGACTCAGCCTCCGTTGGCCTTCTGGATGCCGTAGTCCAGTGCAGCCAGCGGATCATCGAATGCCACCGGGTCCATCGCTGGGCGAGGACCACCAGGCCGCATCGGGCCGGGGCGCGGCTGGGCCGGAGCCGCGGGCGTGGCCGGAGCTGCCGCAGCCACCGGTGCCTGGATGCGCGCATAGGCCAGAGCGGTGCGCTGAGCCCATTCGCTCGGGTGGTACTGCTCGCGGATCTGACGGACGGCCTCACTCAGCTGCGGGCGCTTGGCCGCATAGCTCGGGTCTTCCTGTGCCATCTCGGCGTCGAAGCGCTTCAGCCAGTCGATGCCGCGCTGTTCGGCCTGCTCTGCCGCCTGCTGGCTCTCGGTGCGCTGGCGCTCGACGCTGCCCGTATAGGCGGCGCGGTCGCGCTGGCCAGCAATCTCGACGGCACGGGCGCGCGGCAGATCCCCGGCCTCGACCTCGGCGCGCAGGTCCTGGTGGTTGGCCAGCGGATCATGCACGCCCGGCACCTCTTTGCCGAGCAGCTTGGCTAGTGCCGCCAGCTCGCCGGTCATGGTGGTGTAAGCCTTCTCGGCTGCCACCATGTCGCCCTGCTGTGCCTTGCTGATCAGGCCCAGGTAGTCGAGCGCCATGTCGTACTGCTCAGCGCTGGCGCCGGTCTCCACCACCATCTGGACCATGTCCTCGCCGACCTTGGAGCGCTGAACCAGATCCGGCAGCGACGCCACGTCCTCGATGCCGGCCGCCTTCATGGCCTCGCGCAGCGGCGCCAGCTCCTTGATCTCTGCGGCCATGCCGCGGAACCGCTCGGCGGACTTCTCCTTCAGGCCCAGCGACGCGATCTCCGCCTCGGTGTCGGCATCGGGCTGCTGCTCACCCTCAGCGGCAGCGGGCGGCTGGCCATCGGCCGGCGGTGCACCTTCCTGCGGCTGGGCCGGGGGCTGACGATCAGCGGGCGGTACTACGCTGGGGTCGTCCGCAGGCGGCGTGGCAGCATCGGCCGGAGGAGTTTCGACCGGCGCAGGCTCAGCAGCCGGCGCGGTTTCAGCATCAGCAGCGGCGATGCCGGCATCCAGCGCCGCCATCACGTCGGCCGGCTGGTCGGTCGGGGTCGTGCCCGGCGCAGCGGCCGGGGTGTCTGCGTCGACGTTCATCACTTGCTCCAGGTTGCGAATACCCGCCAGATGGCGAGCGTCAGGGGGTGGTGGCGGGCGATCTGAGTAGTGATTCGCACGGTCAGCCTTCGCCAACTGCGGTTTCGTAAACCCAGTCCACGCCATATGCCTCGCCGTACAGGCGGTTGGCATCGTGCGAACTGGTTGAACTCGGGACGACGATTGGCTTGCTCATGTGTTGCTCCTATCAGGCTGCTGCGAGGGGATCGGCGGCCGGAGAGCCACCGGGAGGTGCGGGCGGAACGGGCGGCTGCTGGCCGCCATTTCCACCCTGGGGAGGCGGCGCACTGCCGGGCACGCCCTGTGCGGGCAGCGCCGGCTGTGTGCCGTCGTTCTGGGGGATGAGCTGGTCGATGTCGAAGCGCTCGCCGCTGCGTTCGGCGGTCAGGCGCATCAGCTGCTCCAGTGAATCAGCGATGGACTCAGGCGACGCACCACGCAGCTGGCCGATCTGGGTAATGCCGGTCTGGAGCAGCGGCAGAAGGTTGGCCCACGACTGGCGCTCCAGTGCGGTGTTCGGCTTGCCCGACGAGCCAGCGCGGATCTCGATGCGCATGAACTCGGCCAGGTCATCCGGGCCCTGATACGGCGGCCAGAAGGCGGTCGGTCCGGCGATGAAACGCACGTCCTCGTCGCTCAGGTACACGCGGGCGATCTGGCAGGTGTATTCGGCCAGCTCGCTCAGGCGCATTTCCATGCTGTCGCGACGGCTGCTACTGCGCGCCTGGAAGCCCTGTTGCTGGATGTCGGCCTCGGTGGCCGTCTTGGCCGTGTTGATCGACCCGGACAGCGCCTCCTGCACGCCCCAGATGCGCTCCAGCGCCGCCTCGATCTTGCTGCGGTCGTAGGCGGCCATATCCATCTGCGGATAGGCAATCGGCACCAGCAGCGCGCGCAGGTCGGCCTGCGGAGAGGTGGCCTTGATCGGGACGAGCTCACCGGTCTTCGCCTTGGTGATCTTCGTCGCCTCCTCCTCTTCCATGGCACCCGCATGGAATGCCATCTTCGGGATGATGCGGCGGCGATGCTCGGTCTCGGCCGACAGGCTGCGGTTGTACTCGTCCGTCAGCTTGATCGAGCGGCTGACCAGGCTCTGCGGGTGGCGCTGGCCATCCACTTCGGAGGTGGGGAACACGAAATAGGGATAGAACCGGGTCGTGGCCGGCGGGTTGAAGCCCGGCTTCACCCAGTACGGCACGCCAGTAATCATGGTCAGGACGGTGTTGCTCTCGGCGTCCCAGATCTCGACCAGACGCACGTAGCAGCCGGCAGTGGTGTCGCCGTTGGTGGTGAACTCGTCGGCGTCCTCCGCCGTGGCGCTGCCGGCCGTGACGTTGACGCTCTCGTTCTTGCCCATGCACGGCTTGCGCGGTGCGTACCGGGCGGCTTTGCACATGATGCTGGCGGCGTCGCCCTTGGGATCGTACTGCGCCAGATACGGGCCGAACTCGGCCAGCGCATCGTCGTAGCGCATGTAGGAAATCTCGGCGTTCCACGGCGCATCGACGTGGTTGGAGATCGTGAAGCCCGGCGCCACCTGGAAGTTCTCGCCAGCCACGTTGTCGATCACATAGCCGCGGGCCACAACCCGTTCGGCGCCGTTCCGGATGGTGGCCAGCTGGCGCTCCAGCTCGGCGACAGTCGCCTCCTGGTCATTGCCGACGACACCCTTGATCGCGTCCCAGGCGCGCGCGCCGTAGCCGGCGGTGCCATCGGCCAGCTCCTGCTGCAGCGCCTTGGCGCGGGCAATGTTCTGCTGCAGGTCGTTGATGGCCGTCTGCGTCTCGGGCGAGATCTCGGTGCGCTCCTGCCACGACGCCTTGATCACTCCGATGCCGATGGTCAGCGACGAACGAACCCACGGCCGGCCGCGGCGCTTCAGCTGCGCGTCCTTCCACATCTGGGTGCCGACCGCTTCCATGGTCTCGGCGAACTGCTTCATCTCGCGCGAGCGCTTGGCGTATTGCTTGCGCAGCTTCAACACCTCGTCGGTGACCAGCTTGTCCACCGCGCCGGTGGCCAGGTAGCCCTGCTGCGCCTGCTGGCCCTGCTGGAATGCCTCCTCCGGACTCACGCCCATGGCGGTCTGCTGCACAGCGATCTGCCGGCCGACCTCCATCGCATCCTGCTCGGCCTGCTGCTGCAGACCGGCCATCAGCCCTTCGTCCGACTCCACGATGTCCCGCAGCTGCTCGGGCGTGGGCATCCGGTGCGCCGGGCCGGGCGACACGTCGAAGTCCGGATTGCGCGCGTAGAGGAACGCTTCCAGGTTGTCGATGTTGGTCCCGATGATGTTGGCGTCGACCAGGAAGCCAGAGTCGCCGCGAGCCTGGCGCCGGTCCTTCGCATACTGCAGCCGGGCCTCCTCGTCGTACTTCCGCGCCTCCTCGAACCGGCCCGACCAGCGCCTCACGTCCGCCTGGATCTGGCTCAGCTGCTTGGCGCGCGCCGGATCAGGGTCAGCGGCGGCCGCGATCCCGGTTTCGAGTGCTGCGATGGGTTGGTCTGCCATGGTCGGGCCGGTGTGCGAACTGGCCCCAAGGTGCCCGAGCTGCCGGAGGCATCAACGGTAGTAGCGGGCGGTCTTCTCGTCGTCTTCGCGGTCGGCGGCGTCGCGCTGCTTGAACCACGGATCGGTGAACGGCGCTGGCGGCGCTGGCTTGGCCTCGGGCGGGAGGCTGCCGTCGGCCATCAGGTCGATGCCTCGGCCGAACAGGCTGCACACGTCCACCATGTCGTCGCGGCGGCCGTCCTCACCAGTGAAGGCGCACAACTGGTCGATCAGCCTGTCGCCCCACTCGGTGTTCGGGATGTGCACTGACCCGGTGGCAGCGCGGGCAGCGAAGCCCAGGGCTCGGTCTGCCTTGCTGCCGGCACTGGCCAGCGGCACCCGGTGCACGAACGTCTGCGTGGCCTTGGCCGCGCGGCGGATGGCGCCGTCGGTTGTGCGCAGGATGACGCCCATCTCCTCGAACGCCATCACCGGCTTGTTGCGCCTGCCCATCTGCATCAGGGCGGCGATCCACACGGACGGGTCCTCCTGGCCGCTCCACCAGTCCACGAACCACATGTCGCCCACGTGGTCGAGGCCAGCACAGCCGTGCTCGGTCCAGTCGGGATCGGCCTCGGGATCGTCCGGGTCCGGCGCGCCCGCGTAGTCGCTGGCCAGGTACTTGCGCAGGCCCTTCGGCTCGTCGCCCAGGTTGAAGCGCTTGAACCAGTGCCGCTTGAACAGGATGCCGGCCTTGGCCCGGGGCTGACCGCCGAAGATGTGGTCGTGCAGGTCCTGCGACACGGCCAGCGTCTTCAGGCGCTCCGTCTCCATGGCGGGGTTCCACCATGGATTATCCAGCCAGTTGATCTGGATGACGATGGCGTCCGGGTCATCGCCCAGCACCCAGCGCTTGTAGGCGTAGTCGTCCTGCTGGTCCGGGTTGAATGTCACCCAGATCTCGGCGCCGGTCGTGCGGACGATGGTCGGGATCAGCTTGTTCCAGCTGTTGGCCGAGACGTTGGACGCCTCCTCCACCCATACGATGGTCGCGCCTTCGAACGACTTGATGCTGTCGGCCGTGTGGTCCTGCAGGCCCGTGAAACTGAACGTGGAACCGGTCAGGATGCAGGTGATCTGATCCTCGCCCTGCTTGTTGATCTTGAAGTAGGCCGACAGGCCCATGCGGTTGATGTAATCCTCGATCACCCGCTTGGAGGACTGCGCGATCGACTTCTGGATCTCGCGCACGCACAGGATGCGGTGCTTGGCCTGCATCGACAGCATCACCAGGATCTGCGCCACGGTGTGCGACTTGGCCGAGCCGCGCCCGCCGTACAGCACCTTGAACTGCTTTGGCTTCAGCACCGGCAGCAGCTTGGCCGGGATGTGCACCGGGGTGTGTGGTGCCAGCGGGTTCGGCGTGGCCGCCACGGTCACTCGCCCTGCTTGGCCGGGACCACGCCCATCACGTAGAACGGCGGCGGCGCCGGCAACTTCTCGCCGTCGGCATCGGCCAGCTGGACCTTCTCGCCGTACCGCTTGGCGTTCTCCTTGCCGGACTGCCACTTGATGGCGTCCATCATCACGCGGGCAGCTGCCGGGTCCAGTCGGCCGTCCTCGACCTTCTGCATGATCTCGTCCAGCCGTTCGAACCGAGCATCGGCCCGGCTCGCGCGCGCGCGCATGTACTGCTGTCGGAAGGAGGCGGGATCATCCTCATCCCCGCCAGCATTGGCAGCCAGCCAGCGGAAGATGGTCCGGGCGTCAGGCATTCCCTCGGTCTCGCCGATCTTGGCGATGCTGTCCCCTTGGGCGATCAGGACGCACACACGCTCCGCCAGGTCCTGCGTGTACTTGCTGGGGCGGCCGATAGGCTTGCCCGGCTTCTTGGCCGTGCTGGCCTTGGTCTGTTTCACGGGTAGGCGCTCCCTCGCTGACCTGGATCGTTGCTCCCAGTGCACTCGTTCCGGTGGTCGTTGGCCTTCGGGCAGCGCTTGTTACCGCAGGTCGGGCAAAGAACCATGCGGATATCGTCCAGCGTCATCGGCCGCAGGTTGCGGCAGGCATGGCACCAGCACTGATCAGTCCCCCAGCGGACACTCGCCCCACGGATTGCATCCATGCTCCGGCGCCGCGCATGGGCATCGGCACCCTCTTGGGCACGGTCAACCATCTCGCGCCCGATCCTCGGTTTGAACAGACTCGCCCAAGCCATGATGGTGAAGAAGCCGAACAGCTTGGCGCGGTTGAACTCAGCCATGGTCGACCTCCGCCTGCAGCCGCACCTGCCCCTGCCGGGTGATGCCGAAGCGCTCGCCCTGCTCCTGCGCATAGCCGTGGCTCACCAGCGAGTCGAGCAGCGAGTCGCCGCCGCGGTGGTGGTCGCGCCACTCCTGCCGGGTCAGGCTGAACTGGCTGGCCAGGTGCTGCAGGCCCTGCGTGATCGGGTCCAGGCTCACGGCAGGGCCTCCTCGGTCCCACGGGCGATGAGTGACACGGCTCCGGGCTGCACCCCTTCCCCGCCGCCGCAACGCGGCAACCCGCTCCCTCGGCGCTGGCTGTTACCCACCTGCCAGCTGGGGCTACCGATATGTCCCTCGGTAGACGGGCGCATGTAAGCGGTCACGCGGCCCGATCCGGTGCGCCGAACAGGTCGAGCTGCACGGGCATGGGCCGCTTCCGTGGCGCCGGCGTGGCGATGCCCAGATGCTCCAGCATGTCCTCCAGCACGTTCGCGAACGCCTCGGCGGTCACACGGGGGAAGCTGTACTTGCCCACCAACCACGGCCAGTACGGAGACTTCTCGCCCTTGCGGGCCATCTCCACGGCCACCGGCTTGTCCTCGGCCAGGACGAACGCCTGCGAGGTCTCCGGGTTGATCAGTAGGTAGCTGGCTACCGTGCATCCGCGTTGGTTCTCTGCAATTCGTGGAAGGATGGCGTTCAGGGCATCTGCCGGGTTGGTCGGGTCGACCACGCAGACCACGCGCGGCTTCCAGACCTGCCGGAACGGAACACCCTCAGTTGTACCGGTGCGGCGCGGAGCTTCAACGGATGCGGCCATGTTTCGACCTCCCCTGCTGGGTGGGTTGACCTGGTTCATGCGTTGCCCTCGGTTGGGCGGTAGTAGGCGTTGCGGGCTTTGCGGTACTTCATCAACGTGGCCCGGCCAGTGGCCTGCAACAGCCCTTGACCGACCATGTTGCTCAGGCTGCGGGCATACCTCGCCCTCTCCGCCGGGTCTTCCACTTGCATGCCGTCGCAGATGTCAGCGGCGAAGTGCCATCCGGGGTTGCTCTCCAGCCACAATCGAATGCGCTTGGCTCGGCTTGGCTCGAAGACATAGCCGGGCCTGAGCGAGTACAGGCGACGGCCCTCCTCGCCAGTCGTGGTCAGGATCCCGTCTCGCGCCAGCCCGCACACCGTAGCCGCCACGAGCGTCTTCTCCCTGCCGTGCGCGCGCATGCCCTGCAACACATCGGACAGGCGATGCTCACCGCCGTGCCGCTCAAACCAAGCGCGGATCTCTCCAGTGCGGCTCATGCCTCTGGCCCTCCGGTTATTCGCACCACCACCTGGCCGCCCTTGCGGACCTCGGTGCTGACCAGCGGGTGGCTGATGAACCGCTTGTCATCGATGCCGAGCGCGTCGGCGATGCCATCCCGGTATGGCTTGAACCGAGCCAGCATGTTGTCGTCGTCGGGGATCATCCTGGTGGGCGGATGGAAGGTAATCCAGAGGTGTACCCTCAGCTCTTGGAAGTCTGTTTTCCTCCAACCGGCCAGAAATGCCAAGCACCCAGCATCAGCACGGGCCTTCTTGGCGGCTTTGGCCTTCTTGGCCCAATGCACCCGCCCATTCGGCGAAAGGTCTTTGTGAGGCCACGGAAGGATTAGCTCTTTCATGCCGCGCTCCTCTTCCCCAGCCGCTGCAGGGTCACGTTGAGGGCAGCGAGCTCGTCCATCTTCATGATTGTCCACATGCGCTTCTGCCCGTGGATCCCGTTGAAGCTGCCCTGATGGCAGTCCTTGCACAGGGCCACGGTGGTGAAGTGCTGGCCCTGGTTGATGTGGTGGGCGTCCGACGGCGCAGGGGCATCGCACACGCTGCAGGGCAGATGCTTCACGGCCTCCAAGTGCGCGCGCTCGGCTGCGGTGAAGGCCTTGGCGTTCTTGGTCCTCATCGGCGGCGCTCCCAGCGGTAGCGGGGCTTGAAGAATCGAGCCACATCCGCCTCGCTCTCAACGCGCTTGCCGTGCAGGTATAGCTCGGAGCCCACGATCAGAACGTCCCACAGGTCAGGCCTGCGCCGACTAGCTACCCACTTCCCATCGTTGCAGGCCTCGCGGTCTAGGTGGGTAGTGATGCGAAGACGGCTGAATGCATGCCCGGCAGTGCCACGACTGTGCCGCTTCACCTGTGCCAGCCGCCTTTCGCCTTCGAAGTAGGCAGGCCACATGCTTACCGGCAGCTCCATCCACAGCGGGCGATAGCCTATAACCGGGTTCACGGCTTCACCTCCGGGCGAGCGGCGAGGATGTCTGCCCACAGCGACTGCATATCCGCGTCGCTCATGTCACCCTCGGCGCGGTAAAGGGCATCCAGCATCGGATCGGGTAGTACCACCGGCACCAGCACGTAGCCCTCGGGCGGCGTGAGGGCGGCACGCAGGATCCGCATGACCACGTGCAGATTCACCACCGTCATCCTTTGATAGCCAAAACACTCTTTGGCGAGATCCGGAATTTCGGCCATGACGAGCTCCCGCGCCCGCTTCTCGATGGCGTCCATCAGGCTGCTCCTCGGTCAAACACCATTCCACCGAACAGGGAGCAGGCCACGATGGCCAGGCCCAGGCTCCAGAACGCGCCGGTGAAGTAGAGAAGCCACGCCACCCAGGCCTGCCAATCCTTGAAGTTGTCGAATGGATCGCGACCGTCGAGGATTCGATCAACCACCCACAGCAGTCCCCTGAAGCACGGGATCAACACGCCGAAGAAGATCAGCGGGAACGCCGCTATTGCCAGACCACTCAGAACCGTATCCATCACGCAACCCTCCTGCTTGGCGGCGCGAACTGCGCCAGTCGTTCCACAGCGCTGTCCGACCAGCGCACCCGGTCCGAGAACTCGGCGTGGATGAAGGTGAGGAAGTCGCCCATCTTCCGGCGGCTGTACTTGCTGGTCCGGGCGCCGAGCATCACCACTCCACCGCGCAGGCCGGGCGCCCATTCGGTCTCCTCCTCGAACGCTGCGGTCAGCACGTCCTTCCAGTCGTAGGGCGTGGCCTGCCTGGTGCTGCCGTCCCGGCGGGTGATCACGAGCGGCACCTGCTTGGCGATGTCGCTCAGCGCCGGCCACATCGCAGCGTTCTGGTCCAGCGTCCGCTTCGGCTCGTCCAGGGTGATCTGGACCGGGCCGCCTTTGAGCCATTCGTTGATGGCGCGCACGACGGTAGAGATCACCTGCGGCCAGTTCCGATTGCCCTGCGGGTCGATCAGGAAGGTGCGCTTCATGCGCCGCCCCCCTCGTTCTTGCGATGGCACTGGTAAATTTTGCCGTCGAGACGCGTCATCCCGTACTGATCGCAGTCCCTGATCAGCATCCGCTCGTGTATCGAAAGCACCAGGCCCAGAGCCACAACAAAAGCTGCCGCCCCAAGAACTGCACCCACTGCAAAATCGCGCATGCTCATCCCCGCTTCCTCCTGATCTGCTCGTCTCGTTCGTCGTAGCCGGCCAGCCAAGCCCGGCGCAGCGCCAGCCCGTCCTCGCCCATGGCGTAGAGCGGGACCGAATTGCGGTCCTTGTGCGCGTCGCGCATCCACCGGCCGGTCTGGCGGGCGCGTTCCAGTTCGTACTGAGGGATCACGCAGCCTCCCTTTCGGAGAGGTGCATCTGTCCTGGTCGGCGGTCTTCCTGAGCAGCGGCATGCAGCAACCGGCTGCGTGCGATAAGCACGACGGCGGCCGGCTCAGGGATCTGCATCGCCGCGGCGATCTCCTGGGCGTTGCAGCCCTCGCAGTACAGACGGAACACGTCTGCGTCGGATAGGTTCATGCGGCTCATGCGCGCACCACCTGGGCATTGGCCAGAGCCTGCTCGCGGCTGCACTGGTCGCAGATGCCGGGACCGCCACAGCGGGCACGCTGGCCGTCAGCGCGGGGATGCACATGCCCGTGGCCGCTGTCGGCCTTCTTCCGTGGCGGCGCGGCCAGCATCTTGCCGATCTGCTCGAATCGCTTTTTCATCGCAGGCGAGTCGGGGTCGGCAGGAATTGGCTGCTTCGTCAGCACCAGCTGATCGCGAGGAGGGAGCGCTTCGAGGAAGTCAGCCGGCGCTGGCCACTGGCGGCGGGTCTGGCTCAGCTTGACGAAGGCGCGGCGGAAGCGCGGCGCGTCCGGCTCCTGCTCCCAGACGCGGTCGTTGGTCAGCGCCTCAGCCCACATGGCGGCCGTCCCTGCGATCAGGTCCGATGCCGGCGTCCGATCCAGGCCCAAGCAGAGCAGCTTGCTCAGCCCGTCCAGAATCTCGTCGTGGATCCAGGTTTGCATGTGATTTCATCCCTTGCAGGGTTTGAATTGCGGTGAGGGTCTTGCTCGGCGGAGACGACTGGGTGGGCGCAGGCCCTGCCCGTGCCGGCTCACGCGGGACGTCCTGCCAACGGGCTTGGTTGAGGTAGGTCGACCCCATCGGCACGTAGCCACGGATCCATCCGTCGTCCTCGGCCTGCATCAGGTGGACGTGAGCGATCAGTTCGTCACAGCGGTCGTCCAGCTTCCGGCGGCGCCAGGTCTTCTCGGCCTCTTGCTTGCCCTTCTTGTTCGGGTAGGCGACCCAGAACTCCTCAAACCGGCTGGGTGCGGCCGTAGGCTGCACACGCTTTTGTTTCTGCTTCTCTGCTTGGTTACTGGTGTCTGGTGTCTGGAGAGCATTGCCTTCGCTATGCGGTCGCATTGCGTTCGCATTGCGTTCGCTATCCGATGGCGTTGCATCCCTGTTCCAACGAGCTGCGGCGCTGGCTCGGGCCTTGTCCTGCTTGGCCTGATAGCGCTCGATTTCCTCGTCCGCACGCTTGTTGTGCCAACCGTCGTCGGTCAAGGTGAAGAACTCGCCGAGAATCGCCTGCACGGCATCCACTTCCTCCGGGGAACGGGCGCCAGCCAGTCGGGCAACCTGCTTCACGTCCGCCGGCAGCGCCTCCTCCTGGAGGTAGTACCTGCGCAGCAAGCGGCTGTAGATGGCGTCCTCCACCAGCGTCAGGTGGGCGGTCGCCGCCGCGTAGTCCCCGATGTGGTGTTCGAAGTAGTTCACGGTCAGTCCTCTTTCTCGAAGAGGGCGTTCATGCTCGCCATGGCGGCCGCTACCCTCGCCTCCCTTCGGGACACGCCATGAACGAACTGGTGGATGTGGTCAGACGTCTGCTCAGCGCAGGAGAACGGGTCGTTCCAGACATCGCTACCGGTGAATCGAATGACCACGTAGCCACGTTCCGTCATCCACCTATCGCGTGATCGGTCCTTCGATGCCTGCTCTTTGGTGCGGTCATGGAAGTCATGCCCGTCAATCTCCACCACGAGCCGTTTGACAGACCCGTCCTGTGCCTTGCAGCTGAAGAGGAAATCCACCCGGTAGGGTCCGACCTGCGCCTGCTCCCCCAGGATCACGGTCGGAGGCCTTGGCACATTCAGCTTCTCGCGTAGCAGCTGGAAGGCCGCTGCATACAGAGCCTCCATCGGGCTTTCAGATTTCTCTGAGGAGGCATTGGCAATGAGCCAGTCGCGCCATCCGTCCTTCTTCATGGCCAGCGGACCCCCAGCTTCGCCAGCGTCCCGCTCAGCCCGGACAGCTGCTTGTGCAGTTCGGCCAGCGCTTCGGCGGTCGCCACCTCTGGGGTGATCAGGTAGCGTTCGATCAAGTAGTGGATCGGCGACACGTCCTTGGTGACCTGCACGTAGCGCTCCAGGTCATCGATCGACAGACCACGCGGCTTGCCACTGCTGTCGCAGCCCGCCAGCTTCTCGCTCAGCTTCGACGGAGCCATGTCGAGCTGACCGGCCACGGCCGTGAGGCCAGCGCCGCGATGGACCATCGACGCCATGTGATCACGCAGCGTTGCGTTGCGTGTCAGGCCGTCTTCAAAGGTGATTTGCAAGCTTTTCATGCACTTACCTGGTTGGTGGGAAGTCAGGGGAATTCCTTTTCCCCTGCGTTCCCCTGGTGGGTTCTGAAAATGGCCACTCCCCAATCGAGAGCAGCCATTCGTGAATTCAGAGGTGAGGCGAGACAGCGACGTGGTTGAACTGGTGCCAGTTGCAGGCCGGCTGTTCGTGCTGAGGCGTTACGGCGATCGGGTGCGAATCACCCAGGTGGAGCGGAAGAATCCGCGCGCTCCCGGCAGCGGCACCGTGGTGCCCTTCCCTGCCCGGGGTCGGTGAGGTGGTCATGTCAGGCGGCCAAGTCCAAGGCGGGCTCCCCCTCGCGGTAGGATGCGAATGCCAGTCCGCAACCAACCAACGAGAGGGATCCCATGAGCGTGTGTCCGCACTGCAAGGCCGAGTTCAAGCAGGTAAAAATGAATGCGATCAGAGCCGCAAACCTGGTCAAGAGCTGGGAGGCGATCTCGTTCGATTGCCCGGCCTGCGATGCGTCGCTTTCGGTCTGCATCGACCCGGTGGTCATCAAGAACATGACGGTCGACCAGATCATCAGTCGTTCCCAGTAGCGGTACGCGCATACGGGTGCACGTGGACCGCCGGTGCACCTGTAGCCGTCTCCATCACCGCGTACTCAGTGGGATTGAAGGCGGCCCCAGTAGCGGTCTCGCTTGTCAGGCACCCGCATGCACCCGGGTCGCCGCTACCGAGGCAGGTGGCGGCGTGCCCCTTGCAAGGGGCTGTGCCGGTGGCCGTGCTGTCCGACTCGCCGTGGCCGAGGACGCGGTTCAATAGGTCGATTTCTACAACCTCAGCCACCTGGGCCAGGGTCAGCGCACCGTGCGGACTTAAGTCCTTCTCGGCGTGCAGCACGACATGCGCGGAGATAGCGTTGCCGTCGGCATCTGCGACCACTCTCAACGCAATCCATCCGAGGTGGATGGTCTTGTTGTCATCACGCTGCACGGCTGGCCCCCTTCTTCTTCGTCTCACCTTCCGGCGGCCAAATGTCGGGGCGCAGTTCGCTCAGCGAGACTGCCTTGCGGCTCTGCAGGTGCAGCTGCCGCACCAAGCCGCCGTCAAAGCGCTGGCCTTTGCTCATGGCCTTGCGCAGGTAGCCAATGGAGGTACCCGCCCGCTTGGCGTATGCGGCCTGCTGGGACGGGGTGAGAGTCGAGAGGTAGCTACGGAGGGTGTCCATAGGAGCCAAATTACCATATGGTAAAGTCAAGTCAATACCGTTTGGTAAATTACCCTTCGGTAACCGAAACTCGCGCGATGAAGACCGACACCCCCGTGGTTGCCACGCGCCGACGACGCCTCAAACAGTGGATTGACGAGAACCACGGGGGCAGTCAGGCCTCCTTTGTTCTTGCCACTGGGATCAACCAGGGCGAGCTGTCGCTGCTCCTGAAGGACAAATCGTTCGGCGAGAAGAAGGCCGCTGCGATTGAGTCCTCCGCTCGGATGCCACCCGGGTACCTCAGTGACGAGTCCGTCTCAGGAGTCTTAGAGACTGAGACAGCGCCGGGATACGTTCGCTTCGAACTATTCGAGGGGGGCGCGGGGATGGGACCAGGTCTGGTGAATCAGGACTTCCCAGAGGTAGTTCGGACGATTGAAGTCGCCGAATGGGAGGTCCGCCGTAAGCTCGGCTACATGCCGAAGCCTGGCAGGATCCAGTTGATAACTGGCCGTGGCCCGTCGATGCGACCGAAGCTCGAAGACGGTGACATCGTATGGATCGACACGACCTGCGATTTCTACGACGGCGACGACTTCTACCTCATCAACGTAGATGGGGAGACTCAAATTAAGATGCTGCAGAAGCGCGGCGATGGACTCTATGTCGTCAGCGTCAACCCCGATTTCCCTGCTTACCGGGTACGGCAGGACGAACTGGTCGTGCTGGGGAAAGCCCTTATCCACGCGGGATTGCGACGGTTCTAAGGAGAGACTATGCGAGCATTGTTCCCTGCCCTACTTGTTGGCGTTTCGCTTATGGGATGTGCACGCCAGCATGAAAGCGAAGCGATGGACATCGCGTCGAGCGCTCATGAAGCGGCCGCCAAGGCGAACCGCGCCCTGGACGATGGAGTAGCTTCTGGCACAACCATGGGCAACGAGATCGAAGAACTGCAAAACCGGCTTGATGCGGTTGAACAGGAGAACCGCCAACTTCGCGCAGATGTCGATGAACTCGAGCACGAAGTTCGTTCTCTGAAGATCCAATCCTACTGAAGCTCTAAAAATGAACGGAACCAGTTTCGTTCATAAATTTCCCTAGCAATATTACCTTTTGGTATTGACCTGCAATTACTGTTTGGTAATCTACGTCCAACGCCCCACCACAGCCCATCCCGGGCCGGGGCTTGGAGACGAAGATGGCCGCCATCGCATTTGGACTGCCCCGCTCGACCACCCGTACCGGCTATGCGTCGGTCCGCGACCACAAGCGTTCCAGCGAGCTGACCCGGGAAGAGCGCGGCCTTCCGCTGCACCCGGCCAATGACTTCATCACCTGTCCGGACTGTGACGGCACCGGCGAACACGTCCGCAACGACAGCGCCAGTGGCGATCCGCAGTGCGAGTACAGCGTGGCCTGCGGCCGCTGCGGCGGCGAAGGCGAGATTGCCGACGGCCTGATCGACCCGCTGCTGCTGGTGGCGAAGTACCGCAAGGGCCGCTTCGGCTGGGCCATGAGCGAGCGCCGCGCAGCTGACCGCCGGTACCACTACAACCTGTACCGGATGCGCGCCATGCGCCCCTGCAGTGGTCTGGCTGCGGTCGACATGCTGGCCCGGGCACAGATGTGCGCCAACGACACGGCCCGCGCACTGCAGCAGGTGGCCGCATGACCGCCGCCGACCGAGCCCTGCACTTCCAGGCGCTGAAGCTGGCTTCGGGCTACCTGCTGGCCTTCTGCCTCGGTGTGGCTTTCACCGTCGCGGTGCAGGCGGTGCTGTCGTGAGCCGGGTCGACGTGCTGGCGGTGATGGACGAGCTAATTGACTTCGAGGAGAGACACGCGGAGTACGAGCCACGGCAGAACCACGAAGCGCGAGAAGCCCGCGCCGCCGTCGCGGAAGTATTCGCCGCAGCCCATGCCTCCCTCGCAGCCCGCGACCTTGCCGACCAGATGGCCGCCGACGACCGCCTGCGCGCCGCTCTGGCCGCGTGCGAGCCCGCCGACACCAACCAGCCGGGAGCGACCGGCAGCCACCGAGGAAACGCCGTGGGCAAGTTCCGCAAGAAGCCTGTAGTGATCGATGCAATCCAGTTCACGAAAGCGATGGCTGAAGGCCACTCGCCACTTCCCGAAGGCGTGCACGTGGCACGCCGAAGCTTGGCAGCTGGCGGGCACTTCCCCGAGTACGCGAACGAGTTTCCGCTTTCCAACTACTCAACCTGCCATTGCCACTTCATCCAGACGTTGGAAGGCCGGATGGACGTGCAGATCGGCGATTGGGTCATTACCGGTGTGAAGGGTGAGCGCTACCCCTGCAAGCCGGACATTTTCGCCGCGACCTACGAAGAAGCCGACACCGATCACCAGCCCAATGGAGCTGCCGAATGAGCCGTTCTGGATATTCCGATAACTGCGAAACCTGGTCCCTGATCCGCTGGAGAGGCGCGGTGGCTTCGGCTCTGCGTGGCCGCCGTGGGCAGGAGTTCTTGATCGAGCTGCGGGATGCATTGGACGCAATGCCCGACAAAAAGCTGATCGCCGACAGGCTTCAGGACACGTCGGGATGCTTCTGCACGCTCGGTGTCATCGGGGCAAAGCGCGGGATCGACATGTCAGGCCTTGACCCCAACGACCGCGAAGCCGTGAGCGCGAAATTCGGGATCGCCGAAGCCATGGCCGCCGAGATCGTCTTCGAGAACGACGAGGCCTGGAGCTGGAAGCGTGAAACGCCAGAGCAGCGCTGGGTTCGGATGCGCGAGTGGGTTGGTCAACAGATCCGCACCTCGGAAACGACCCATGAGCCCGTTTGACCAACTGGACGCAGCGTTCGCCGCGCAGTTTGGCGCGCTGCCGCCCATCACCCCGCCGATGTCGCTGGCGGAAGCCCGAGAACAACGCAACCGCGAGGCCGTGGACGGCCTGTGCGTGGAGGAGGACCAAGATGCGCCGTAACTCATCAGACCTCGTTTTCGCCGTCCTGATGGCCCTGATGGGCTGCTTGCTTCTCTTCTCCATCTTCGGTCTGACGATGTCGATCAAGCAGGGCCGCGAGGTTCGCCAGAAGTGCGCCGAGGCTGGCGGGGAACGCATGCGCGGCAAGGGCAATAGCAGCTACTGCATCGTCAATGGGAAGGTCGTTGACATGCTGAGGAGCCGCCCGTGACGCGCCTCCGCATCGCCTGGGCTGCCGTCGCGCTGTTCGCCGCCGTCGTCGTGCCGCTGCGCATCGCCGAGATCCACCAGGCCCACACCGACCGTGACGCTGCCAAAGCCCGCTGGGCTGCAACCAGCAGCGTGCGCGGCTGAATTCCCCCGCCCTCACGGGCCCCGCGCCGGCCGGGATTCCACGACGCCGGCACCTATTCCCACCCGACAAAGGAACTGCCATGTCCGAAGCCCTGATTCCGCTCGAATCCGTCAATGCCGTCGAGGTCTTCACCGGCGGCGGACTGGACGACCTGCTGGCCCGCATCCGCACTGAGGCCGTCACCCTGGTACCGAACGTCAAGACGGTTGCCGGTCGAAAGGAAATCGCCTCGATCGCCTATAAGGTGTCGCGCTCCAAGACCGCCATTGATGACGCCGGCAAGGCGCTGGTGGCCGACCTGAAGAAGCAGACCGGCGACATCGACTCGGCCCGCAAGAAGGCACGCGACACCCTGGACGCGCTGCGCGACGAGGTGCGCAAGCCGCTGACCGATTGGGAGGCGGAACAGGATCGCATCGAACGCGAACGTGTGGAGGCAGAGGAGCGCGCCCGCGCGGCTGCAGAAGAGGCACGCCTGGCCGAGCTTGCTCGGAAGGAAGAAGAGATCCGCGCCCGCGAGGAAGCGGTGCGTGCTGCGGAAGAAGCCGAGCAGCGTGCCAAGGATGCCGCCGAGAAGGCCGAGCGCGAAAAGGCTGAAGCCGTCGCCGCCGCTGAGCGCCGCGCGCAGGAAGAAGCTGAGCGCGCCGAGCGTGAGCGGCAGGCCCAGGCCGATGCCCAGCGCAAGGCGGACGAAGCACGCGCCGCCGACGTCGAACACCGCCGTTCGATCAACCGCGCCGCCATGGCCGCGCTGATCGCCCAGGGCATCAGCGAAGACGATGCCGCCACCGTTATCACCGCCATCGTGCAGGGCAAGGTCCCGGCCGTGGCCATCCGCTACTGAGGGACCCCATGAACCAGATGACCACCCGCGCCGCTGGCGGCGACCTGATTACCGAAGAACAGGCCGGAGCAATCCGCACCGCGCTGAAGACGAGCCTGTATCCCGGCGCCAGCGATGCGTCGGTGGACCTGGTTCTGGCCTACTGCAAGGCCGCCGGCTTGGACCCGATGAAGAAGCCGGTGCACATCGTGCCGATGTGGGACAACAAGGCCCGCACGATGCGTGACGTGGTGATGCCCGGCATCGGCCTGTACCGCACTGACGCGGCCCGCACCGGCGAGTTCGCCGGCATGTCCAAGCCGGTGTTCGGCCCGATGGTGACCGAGAACGTCGGCGGCCGCGAGGTGACCTTCCCCGAATGGTGCGAGGTCACCGTCTACCGCCAACTGCGCAGCGGCCATATCGCCGAGTACACCGCAACCGAATACTGGATCGAGAACTACGCGATCAAGGGCGGCAAGGACCAGGACCAGTCGCCGAACGCGATGTGGACCAAGCGCGCGCGCGGCCAGCTGGCGAAGTGCACCGAGGCTCAGGCGCTGCGTAAGGCGTTCCCTGAAGCAGTCGGCTCGCAGCCCACCGCCGAGGAAATGGAAGGCAAGGCCATCATCGACGGCGAGCTGGTGCGCGACGAGCGCCGCTCTTCCACGTCCAGCGCGATCACCCGCCAGCAGCAGGCCGAGCCGCAGGACACCCCGGAACGGCAGGCGCTGTATGCCAGCCTGCAGGAGTTCGCCGAGTGCGGCATGGAGGAATACCAAGGCGCATGGGGCCGCCTGTCGAAGGAGCAGCGCCAGCTGATCGGCAGCGCCGGCCACGAAACGCTGAAGGGAATCGCCGAACGCGCCAGCGCCACTGTGATCGAAGAAGGCGGCCAGCAGTCGGCAGCCGATGAAGAGGTGCCGCTGTGATCGTCATCGGGTGCGACCAGGGCAGCGAGGTGTGGCACCGCGCCCGCGCCGGCATCATCACCGCCAGCATGTTCGCCACCGCGCGCTCGCGCGTGGGCGAGCTTACCGACCAGCAGCAGCTGTATGTGGACTCGGTGCTGGCGGGTATGGCATCGAAGGCGGCGGCGGAACATGCCGGCTACAAGGCCGTGCCGCGCTCGGCCATCATCGAGAAGGCCATCGCCGGCGAGCCCATCGGCGACTTCAGCGAGGCGTCGAAGAACTACGCCTTCCGGCTGGCTATCGAGCGCATCAGCGGCGAGCCTCTGGACGAGGGCTTCGAGACGTTCGCCATGCGCCGCGGCCATGAGCTGGAGCCGCAGGCCCGCGCCGAGCATGAGGTGCAGTCCGGCCTGCTGGTGAAGCGCGCTGGGTTCGTCCTGAGCGACTGCGGCGACTACGGCTGCTCGGCCGACGGCTTCATCGGCGAAGACAGCGGCAGCGAATACAAGTGCTTCATCAACCCGGAGAAACTGCGCGCCTTCCACATCGACAACGATGCGAGCGAGGTGTTCGAGCAGGCCCAAGGATGCATGTGGCTGACCGATCGCCAGTGGTGGCACATCGGCCTGTACTGCCCGGCGCTGGCCGCCGTCGGCAAGCAGCTGTGGTGGCGTCGGTTCGAACGCGACGAGGCGTTCATCGCCAAGTTGCGCGCTGACCTGGAACCGTTCCGGCAGATGGTGGTCGGGTTCGAGCAGAGCCTGCGTGCGGACGACCACCAGGTGGCCGCCTGATGGACGTCGCCCTCTACCCCTGCCACGCCAAGAGCCTGCGCCGTGCCGGCCAGGCCCGCGCCCAGCTGTTCGCCCATGTGATCGAGGGCAAGCGCTACACCACCGCGCAGGTGGCCGAGATCTTGGACGTATCCCACAGCGCCGCATACGAGAGGATCAAGCGGCGCCCTCACCCGCTCACTTGGGCGGACCTGCAGAAGGCACGCATGCCATGACCAGCATCCACGTACAGCCGACCTTCGACCTGGCCACGCAGGCCGAGAAGGACCGCCAGCGGGCCGAGATCGCCGACGACGTGGAGCGCTTCCTGCGCTCGGGCGGCAAGGTCCAGATCCTCGGCAACAGCCCCATCGACCGATCCACCATCAGCCGCCGCCAGGTGGTCGAGGGTGGCCACGACAGCCGCACGAAGAAGGGAGCACGCGCATGAGCACTGTCGCACAGACCAAGGAAGACATGCAGGAAGAGATCGCCCGCCTGCGCGCTGAGCTTCAGAACGCCGCCAAGGCCGCACTCGATGCCGTGGCACTGTCCTGTGCAAAGGAGCGCGAGGCTGATGCGCTGCGCGCCGAGGCTGATGCTCTGAGGGTGGATGCGGAGCGTTGGCAGCACGCGCGCAAGCTGCTGAGCGTGGATGACATTGCCGAGCGCCAGCGCACGATTGAGGAGTGGAACTTCCTGATTAGCGAGGATGAGTGTAAGCGCGCTGATGAGGCCATCGACACCGCAATGGGAGCATCCGCATGACCACCGACAACAAGACCCTGGCGGACGTGCAGCCCGGTGGGAGGGTGAGGCTGGGGGATGCGCTGCGGCCGTGTCCCTTCTGCGGCCATTCCGACTTTGATCAGTGGCCGTGCGAGTACATCGATGCCAGCGGGGCCAATGTGGTGCGATGCGCGCATTGCCATGCCGCAGCGCCGATGAAGGTGTGGCACGACCTATCCGCCCAGCCCTCCCCGGCCGGCCAGGACGTGCGCGCGCAGTTTGAGGTGTGGGCACGCTGGTTCGCTGCATCGGTTGCGCGCAGTGATGATGGCGAAGATGCGAGCAACTTCACCAACAGCCTCTGGCTCGCATGGCAAGCAGCCCTCGCCGCCCGCCAGCCGGTGGGGGAGCCGGTGGCTTGGTACTACGGTTTCTCTGACACCGGCGAGGCTGGGCCGGTCACATTCGGCGGGAACCCCGGCGCGGAAGCAATCGCATGGGCAGAACGCCACGGTCACACACTGCACTACCTCTACGCCGCCCCGCCCGCGCAGGGGTGGGTGGTCGCAGACGGCCAGGGTGAGCGCTGGCGCATGTGGGGCAGCTACGGGCCGGAGTGGACCTCCGACCGCGACCAGGCTCTGCACTTCGCCCGCCGCGCCGACGCCGAGGCGTTCGCCAACGACGACGAGGATGCGTGGCTGATCCAGGCGGTGGGCAATGGCTAACCAGCTGCTCACCGCTGCAATGGTCCACGTGTTCGCCCTGGCCGGATTTGCGGCCGGCATCGCCACCCTGTGGGCGATTAGCTGCGCATGCCGCGCCGCGCGCAATGGGCTTCGCTGGTGCTGGCGGAGGTGCGCTCATGGCTGAGTTGCTGCCGATCCTCGTTGCCTGCGAGTACAGCGACACCGTGGCGTCGGCGTTCCGCGCCTTCGGCTTCGACGCCTACTCGTGCGATCTGCGCCCCAGCGAGGGCGACCCGCGCTGGCACATCCATGACGACGTGCGGAACCACCTGCAGGCCGGCCGCTGGCTCGCGATGGTGGCCCACCCCTACTGCACCTTCAACACGCTGGCCGGCATCCGCTGGATGTACCACCCGGACGACACTGCGCTGCCGCAGCCCGATCGCCGCCGGCACCCAAAGTACCCGAACCGGATGCGCGACTTCCTGGAGGCTGCACTGCTGTTCGCCGACCTGATGGCCGCGCCTGTCGAGTTCATCGCCGCGGAGAACTCGAAGCCACATGGTTTGGCTATGAGCGTGTTGGGCCGGCCGACGCAGACCGTGCAGCCCTATGACTTCGGCAGCCCCTTCACCAAGGGCGCCACGCTCTGGCTGAAGAACCTGCCGGCGTTGGTGGCCACCCACACGAAGGCGCAGGTGATTGAGCAGCACGGGAAGATCGAGGCCCGTTGCCACCTGATGCCACCAGGCCCCGACCGCGAGAAGGAGCGCTCGCGCTTCGATCCCGCGATTGCCGCGGCGATGGCCCAGCAGTGGGGGGGGCACATCCTCGAAACGAAGGCAGCAGGCCGAACACAGGTAGCGATGCCTGCCGATCTGTTTGCTGCCGCATGAACACCGCCACCGAGCAGCTTCGCGCTGCGCTGGCCACGAACTGAAGGAGGACACCATGGCCATGAAGAAGCAGGCCAACCCGAGCGCAGGCGCACTGTGCCTGTCCCGGGAATCGATGCGGGAGCTGTGCGGCACCCCCTACAAGGAGCGCCAGCTCGCGTTCCTGGTGCTGAACGGCATCCCCCACTTCAAGGGTCTGGACGGGTGGCCACGCGTACTGTGGGCCACCCTCGAAGGAGACAGCGAAGTGGAAACCGACAAGGCGACGGTCGTCGCCGGCTGGAAATCAAACAAGGCGGCATGACGATGGGGCGGAAGCCGACCAAGCCGGGCGCGATTCCGCGATTCCGGCCGCGCAAGCAGAAGTCTGGCGTGGTGCACTACTACTACGACCTGGGCGGTAAGCCACGCAAGGAGCTACCACTGGGCAGCAACTACGCGCTGGCCATCAAGAAGTGGGCCGAGCTGGAGGGCACCCGCGAGGCTCAGGCCGTGGCGGTCATCACCTTCCGGCAGGTGAGCGATGCCTACCGAAAGGAGGTGATGATCCACAAAGCACCACGCACGCAGGTGGACAACGGCCACGAGCTGGCCAAGCTGCTGGAATACTTCGATGACCCGCCGGCGCCGCTGGACGCCATCCAGCCTGTAACGGTTCGGCAGTACCTGACCTGGCGCACGAAAGGCGGCAAGGGCATGGTGCGCGCCAACCGCGAGAAGGCGCTGCTCTCGCACATCTGGAACTTCGCCCGCGACAAGGGCTACACCGCCCTGCCCAACCCCTGCGCAGGCATCAAGGGGTTCAAGGAGACCGGCCGGGACGTCTACATCGAGGACGACCAGTACCAGGCGATCCGTGCAGCTGCCGACGTGGTGGTTCAGGACGCCATGGACCTGGCCTATCTGATCGGCCAGCGGCCGGCAGACGTGCTGTCGCTGACCGAGATGGACGTGCGCGACGGCGTCATCAACATCCGGCAGGGGAAGACGAAGGCCAAGCTGCGCATCGCGGTCGAGGGCGAACTGGCGGTGCTGCTGGAGCGCCTGCGCGCACGTAAGGCTGGCCATGCCGTGCGCAACACTCTGCTGATCGTCAGCGAGCGCGGCGATGCGGTGAGCGTGGACGGTATGTCCAGGCGCTGGGCGAAGGCCTGCGCTGCTGCCGGCATCGAGGGTGTGCAGTTCCGTGACCTGCGCGCGAAGGCGGCCACCGACAAGGCCGAATCGTCAGGCGACATTCGCAAGGCGCAGCAGCAGCTGGGCCACACCACGGTGTCGATGACCGAGCACTACACCCGCAAGCGCCGCGGTCACAAGTCCACGCCCACGCGCTGA